GGGCGCCACGTTTACTAATGTCAAGGAACCGCTGAGCACGGGTTCGCTCGGTGGTTGATTTAACCCGAAGGCGCGCTTCACATAAAAGGGCAACGTCTTCACGTTCACCGTTGAGTAGCGCCTGAAATAGGGCGTCATTCTTAGCCAGCGCAAGTGTTTCTTTCCCTGTAGTCTTACTGACTTTTGTTGGGGGAACCACACCGATGGACGTGAGTAGTGCTGCAAATTGTGGGTTCGACGCAAGCGCAGTTTCGTCCACGCGGAGCTTCTGTAATAGTGCTTCACGGGTTTCTTTCTCCTCTAGTATGGCATCGGTCAGCATGTTGGGGTCAAGCTCAAGGCATGCACGGGTGTACATCTTCAGCGTCATGTCGATGAGCCGAAGTTCTTTTGGTGGATACCCGACAGCTAAGCGGGTAAAGATCTGCTCACACAGCCATACATCGTGTGCACAGTAGTCGGCTAACTCTTTCTCCATCTCAGGCGTTAGCACCCAATGGCCGTTGGTGTTGTACACAGCGTTGCCCTTTGGTGGTAGGCGAAAGTCAATCGCCAGCTTCATCAGCGAGTTACCAACCTCCACGCCCCTAAGAGCACGAGCCATGGAAAGAGAATCAAAGACAAAGCTTGGATGCCAGTCATATACCCATTCCAATATAGATACATCGAACTGAGCGTTATGAGCCAGAACAGCAGTAATAGCAGGGTCATAGCAAGCAAGGATGCGCGGTAGCTCATCCCCTCTGTACCACTGAGTTGGTTTGTCTGATCCGTACTCATGGATGCAAGCTCCAAAGGCTTTGAATCTTGGGTCACGTATGTATTCCTCCGTTGTCATTTTGCTTAGTGTGTAACCTATTCCGGTGTCCCAGTAGGTCTCGAAGTCAATCGTGATGATCTGTTTGTATGGCTTACTCAATTAAAGCTCTCCTTGGGTGGTGCGCCTAGGACGTTTAGAAAGCCGAAAAAATCGTTTGCCGCCAACATGAGTTGCGACGCCTCCATCTCGTCACAGTTTAGGGTGACGACTCCTGCTACATTATCTTCAGCGCGTCCTATGATGAACACGCCCTGCGCGTTGCCATCGCCATAACACATGATGATCTTGTGTATAAGTAGTTTGAAGTGCGCTTGCTCTTCGTCTGACATGGCTTCGACACGGCGCTCAAGCTCCTCTTGGGTCATCATGTCTTCATAAGCCACTTCTTTTCTCCCTGAGTATTTGTTGTAGTTCATCTATGTTGGTCTCTCTTGCTATGTAAGTTGTTCCGCCTGCGTTGTGTATGCGGTTGAGTTCAAGGTCTTGCAGGGCTGTTGTCTTGCCACTACCCGCCTTGCACTCGATCGCAATGAAGTGTCCGTCCATGCAGGCTATGATGTCCGGAATACCTGCCCGACCAAAGCCGTTGGCTGGTGGCATGAAGTGGTAGATGCCTAGCTTGTCCAGCACCTCACGCACGCGCTTCTTGACTTTGGATTCGGGGGTTGCAGCCATTAGTTTCCTTGTGTTTCTATAAGCTTGGTCAGGTAGTGCTGTGCCTTCTTCAAGTCATCAACACCGCCCTTGTCTTTCCAACGGGACACGTACTTTATTACATTACCTTCCAAGTAGCCAATGTTATTTGAGACGATGTAGTCCCATGGCTGAATGGCTTTGTTCTTGTAGTGAGTGCCCGCTACCTGTATTTGATTAGCGCTAGTCATTGATCTCTCTCCTTTTGTTTAAAAATATAGCGTCAGCAGGATTGCGTATTCGTTCACGCGATCTTCTTCCAGTGTGTTCTGGTTTCGGGCAGTTCTCAGGCACGTCAACGACGACCCATATTGCCGCCAATGTGTTGCGAAAGGTTGCCTTCTCCCACCGATCGATGTACACACCGAACACACCCTCCAATGATTTGTTGACAGAGCGCACGTCTATGCCAGTAATCTCAGCTATGTCGCTTGACTTCAAACCATCGGGGTGTCGCTTGAGCAGTTCACGAATGATGTTGTGATTACTCTTCAAGTTTCAGGCTCCTTTGTTTAGCTTCCACACAATCTTTGCAGATGAATCGGCGTAGGCTGTTGGTAAACCCCGCCATCATTTTTTCCGAGCCGCCTTGACGGGGTTTGGTTTGCTGACATTTCCAACACAGTAGCCCCTGCCGGCTTGCCCACGTTCCAAAATGCTTTTGTGGAGCTAGTGCTGCTTGGTTGCTCTCCAGCACGTTAAAAAGTCCATTGCCTTTCATGTTTTCATCTCCCGCACGTACGTAGCAAAGCTATGGGCTGTGTCACCAAACGCAATGCGCATGGCATCGAACTCAAGCGCCACCTCTTCAAGCACGGCGTTGCGCGCCATAGGGTCTATATTCATGTGCACTTTGGGCGTGCCAAAGATGCTTTCAAAATCGTCTTTGTTAAAAAGTCCGTCACTCATCGTCTTCTCCATTGTTAGGGATTAATCTATATCTATAAACACCATTGATAATATACTCGCGCTCGATCGTATGTCTGCCAAACCTACGCTTACGCAAGTGTCGTAACTGAGCGCTGACGCTTGCCTCTGGATCGCCCGTGATGTTGGATATGTCCCTAAGTGTGCGCCACCTAGAGTCACACATGCAGTTCCATATACGCGCAATTTGCCCAGATAGACGAACATCATCTCTTTCAGGTTGATAGTCTGCACCATTGAACCTAGGCATCTTAGCCTCCAAAAATCTGCTTCAAGTGGACATACAACTCACGAGCCTGATACACAGTCATGTCTTTCAGAATGTCCTCGGGCGACTTTGTACGTACAAGCGTGGTCATGAAGCCTCGTTGCTTCGGTGCTGTGTGCTCAGAGACGATGGGCATGGGGGTGCTATCTAGCCTTTCCTTCAACAGCGCACCGATGCCTGTCACGGCTTTCTTCTCGTACTTGCGCTTGGGTGGGGCTGGTACTTGTTCCATCTTCTTGAGTGCCTTTAGCGATTTCAATGGGCGGTACTCATCGACATCTGCGTAATACAAGTTGTCTTTTTCGTGGATCAGGTTGTTACGGCGCATCTGCGCAATGAGGCTTGATGTCGATCCTGCGTTGAATCCCTGATGATCTAGCGCTTCAATGATCTCTTTACGCGTGGAGCCGGGATTGTTCTTGATGTAATCAAACGAGACACGAGAGATGTTGTTGGAGACGTTGAATGTTTTCTTCACGGGAAGTTCCTTGGTTGGTTGGGCTGGTTGCGAAAAAGAAGCTGACACTGGTTGAACAGGGGGTGACTCCCCCTCGTCGTCCCAGTCAGCTAAGGTCTTGCTGAGTGCTTGTTTGAAAGCGGTTTGAATGTCAGGCATTTAGATTCCTCCAGTTAGTAGCATGACGATGAAAATAAAAGCAATAAGTCCGATGGACTGTATCGTGGTGAGCAGGAGCTCATCCATCCCCTGCTTGTCGCCAAGCAGTACGCCCTGTATCCAGTCAGACTCAGGCGTAGATTCGGGGGGTGGTGGTGTATAGGTCAAGCCGATCTTGACCTTACCTGTATCGTAGGGTGGGTTGTTCATTGTTTCTCCTTGGGAGGTACATTGTTTGTCCAAGAGTAGACAGTTGTCAATAGGGTCTCCAGTATAAAATATCTCCTATAAGTATAATTACCAATAACAAAAGTACTACTCTTTCTAGTTTCTCCCATGGTGTCATCATTCTCCGTACTCCTTGTCTACATAGGCGGGATTGCCTGTTTGGTCTCGATACTCTTTGGCATCTCTCTCAGCGTCTTCCTTGTGGGAAAACGTGCCAAGCAATGTGCCGTTATGGTTTCTGACTACGTACATCGCGTTCTTAATCGTCTCCATTTCTTCTACGTCGTACGTCTCACCTTCCCCGACACGGGCTTTGGTGATATCAAACTCATCGAACGCCTTGCTTGCAGCATCGGCACTGCTGTCGGCTTCGACCTCTACTGTCTGCCAGTAGGACATAACTACTTGTACTCTGTACTTCATCTTCTCTCTCCTTTGGTTACGTATAAAAACATAGCGTGCATCGGGGCGTGTAGCAAACCATCTGCTCAGCCCCCCATGGTCGTCCTGCATTAGCGCAGGTGGATCCCATCCTGTCTTTCTCATTTACTCTCTCCTTTCATACTGTCTTGTCGTTCTTTAAACCATGCTTTGTATTCAGATAGCGTGTATAACTTCCTAGTCATCTGACTACTTGATCTGGCTATAAGCACTGCTTTAGGTGATGGGCACACCCTGCTATTCTTGCTGATACAACTCTTGAGCACCTTGTAATCGACACCGAGCTTGTCGGCTATCTCCTCCAATGTGTACAGCGGTTCCTTTTTGGCATTGGGTACTTGGTGAATCTTGGAAGTAAAAAGTTTCATACATTCTCCTTGGGTTATGCATCGGGGACGCAGTCCCCGATGCGGTTGGTTTAGCTCAACAGTGCAGGCAGTGCTGACTTGAACGATACGGGCTTGCGTACATCCCATTGCAGGTAGTAGCAGATGACCTCGGCAAGGCTGGTCGCAGCGAAGTGCGACTTGGTAGCTGCGCTGATAACGCCAGAGGCATCACCTTCCATCAGCATGTCGTAGGTAAGCTGATCGGGTACGCACAGATCCGCACGATGCGTGTAGCTCAGAGGCGAAGCCTCGAAAGCGTGCAGTAGCGTAGTGATCG